AAGGGATGACAATCAGATTAGGGAGAACCTGTATGAGTATCTCAATCTGCCAGAATTTAACGTTACGGTGCCCACACAGTATCATGCTTTTATGAACTCTGTAGATGAGTTCGAAGAAAAGGGATCTTTCCTATTGATGGGCATGGTCAAAAGCATTAAGAGAGGGAAGGGGTGGTCACGTGTTGAGGTCCTTGACAAAACTGGCTCGGTCGGCATTTTCGATGAGGAACAGACCAGTATTGAAACAGGTAGGACTTATATATTACTGGCTAGTGACAATAGGATTGTATCGGCTATTCCTGCTGACGAAGCCAGAGCTTCGAATGAAGCGTTAATTAAGTTTCTAAACTACAAGCAGTTGCCATTTGGTGATGAGGAGCAGTATGTGGTATCCTTTAAGCCAAGAGTAACAAAGGCGGGCAAGAAGATGGCAACTTTGACAGTTGCAGATACCAACAGAGATTTGCACTCTGTATTGGTCTTCCCCACTACTTTTGCCAAAGCCTATATGAAGATTCAGGAGGGGAACGCATACAAGTTCTCATTCGGAAAAACAAAAGACGGAACAGTAATATTGGAGGATATACTATGAGCGGTGCACTGTCGTTTGACGGACATGCAAGAGAAGTACACAAGAATGCCACTGAAAAGGGATTCTGGTCTGAAAAGATTGACGACATCTTTATTGCAAAACAATGCATGATGATTGTCTCTGAAGTCACTGAGCTGATGGAAGCCATTAGAAAGGATCAGGGCAAGGATGCTGTTGCACATGAGACTGCAGACATTCTAATTAGAACCCTAGACCTGTGGCAAGGGCTCGTAGAGCATGGCTATGCAGAGGGGTCCTTGCAGGCAGCATTTAACAATAAGACAGAACACAACAAGTCAAGACCAGAAAGGCACGGTGTGCGATTTTGACAGTAACAGCGGAACAGGCTATGGCCTCGCTAAATCCAAAGCTACGTAAAGGCATTAGCAATGGTGTGGGGATTAGTGTTACAACTCAGCCCACTCCCAGCATTGGTCTAAACCAAGCTCTGGGCGGAGGTTTGCCGTATGGAAGACAGGTACTCGTTTGGGGCAGCAAGTCAAGTGCGAAGTCATCGCTATGCTTGCAGACTATTGCAGAGGCACAGAAAGACGGTAAGCTTTGTGCATGGATTGATGCAGAGATGTCTTACTCTGAAGAGTGGGCAGTAAGGCTGGGTGTTGATCCAGAACAGCTTATTTATTCGCAAGCCCGAACCATTAATGAGATGGTAGATGTTAGTGTTGCCCTGATGGAAGCAGGGGTAGATGTAATTGTTGTAGATAGCATTACCTCATTGTTGCCAGCCATTTACTTTGAAAAGGGTAGCGAGGAGCTTAAGCAGCTAGAAAATACTAAGCAGATTGGTGCAGAGTCTAGAGACTTTAGCAACGCCTGGAAGATGATTAACTATGCTAACAATAAGGTTAAGCCTACATTGTTTATCCTTATCTCTCAGTCTAGGAATAACATTAATGCTATGTATACTAGTCAGCAACCATCTGGAGGACAGGCTACAAAATTCTACTCATCTACAGTAATTAAATTATTCTCGTCTGAGTCAGACAATCAAGCGTTGAAAGGAAAGATAGCTGTTGGGGATAAGCTCATTGAGGAAAAGGTTGGAAGAAAAGTACGCTGGGAAGTCCAGTTCTCAAAAACGTCGCCTGCGTTCCAGGCTGGTGAGTATGATTTTTACTTTAGAGGCGATCGGATTGGCATTGATACTGTGGGCGATCTGGTTGATACTGCAGAGCTACGTGGAATTGTAGAGCGTACTGGTGCTTGGTATCTAATGCCAGATGGCTCAAAGGTCCAGGGGCGAGATTCATTTATTGAAAAGGTAAGAGAAGATAAAGAGCTGCAAGAGCTGCTTACCAAACAATTGAATGGTGAAGCAGTTGGCTAGTAGATATGTAATCCACGAAGGCTTGTTTCCTTGCCATACATGCAAGGAGGTTGTGAAGACCCTCAGGCACTATGTGGAAGATCAAAACCTAACCTGGATGTGTAGCAAGAAGCACATGAGTGAAGTATCTTTACAGGCACGTAAGAAAACAAAGAAAGATTATGAGCGAAAAGAGCGAAGCTAAAAAAATTGGAGCTAAGCTCCACAAGAACTCAGGTCGTAATACCAAAAAGGGCGATGCAACTTGGGATAACTTCTGTGTTGACTTTAAAGAGGTTGGCAAAAGTTTTACTTTAAATAAAGAAGTATGGGCAAAAGCTGTAACTGATGCCTTGCGTAATAAGCTAGACCCTGCTATAATTGTAGTTCTGGGTGAAACCAGCAAAACACGCCTGGCTGTGGTAGAAGTATCATTGCTAGAGCAACTATTGGAAGAGAGAGACAGTTGAAAAATATACTATTGCTAGACATTGAGACTAAGCCAATCAAGGCTTATGTCTGGGGTCTATGGGACCAGAATGTTTACATAGATCAGATTATCGAACCTACAGAGATGCTCTGCTTTGGTGCACGTTGGCTTGGACAAAAGAAGGTTACCTTTAAGTCTGTACACCACGACGGCAAGAAAGCTATGCTGGAAGAGCTGCACCGCATGATGGACAAGGCAGATGTGCTGGTAGGCTGGAACTCAGCCGCGTTTGATCACAAGCATATCAATCGAGAGTTCTTGGAGAATGGCATGCAGCCACCATCGCCAGTCAAGGACCTAGACCTTATGTCAATTACCAAGGCCAACTTTGCCTTCCCATCTAACAAGCTTGACTATGTTGCCCAGCGTCTTGGCGTTGGTGCTAAGGTAAAGCACTCAGGATTCCAGCTGTGGCTTGACTGCATGGCGGGGGACGACAAGGCATGGAGAGAGATGAAAAAGTATCAGCTGCAGGACGTTAACCTGCTCGCTGACCTCTACTATGAGCTATTGCCATGGTTTGTTGGCAAGGGTAATGTTACCAGTACAGAGAAGCAAAAGATCCTAGAGTCGGAGTCCGTGGTATAATATTATGGTGGATAACGAGAACAAGACTACTATCGATACGGTAAATGGTCTAGCAGAAATTGCTGACTATATGCAGGACGAAGAGTTAACCTCGGCACTCACTATGGTAGCAAAGTTGATTGTGAAACCAGACATTCCTATCAATATTGCCACGGTAGAGATTGTACGCCTGCAAGCAATTGCAGCCAAGATGTCCTTCAAGGCAACCTGGATGGCCAATGTAGATAAAGGAGACAGGGCTAAGAAGAATATATACTTTACCGCAGCTAGTTCAATTAATGAGCTTGTAGCAGCACTCAAGTATATTACCCGATAATTTTATGAGTAAAACTTTACTTGGCGAACTAATGCAGCAGGGTGCGTCAGAAAACAAAATGGCACAGCCAGAAGAAAGCATGGTAGCCCTTGTTGATAAAATCAACTCTGGCTATATTGCTAAGCGAGGCCCAAAGCATCAGCAGAAGAAAAGCTTTGCTCCGTCTACTATTGCCTACGGGCATGGAGAGTGTGCAAGGTATTGGTATCTAGCCTTTGAGGGCGGTACGTTTGAAGACTACGCAGATCCATTTGCTGGTGCTAATATGACTAATGGTATCAAGGGCCACGAAAGAATTCAGCAAGCAATAGAAGATGCTGGCATTATGATTGATTCAGAGTTTAAGATTACATATGAAGACCCTCCTATTTTTGGATTTGGAGATGTCCTGCTTGACTGGGAGGGCGAAGAGCTTTTAGGTGAAATTAAAACAGCTATGCAAGAAGGCTTTGAGTATCGTAAGAAGACTCGTAAGGCTAAGACAGGCCACCTAATCCAGATTCTTATCTACATGAAGATTCTTAAGAAAACAAAAGCAGTATTGATATATGAAAACAAAAATAATCATGAGCTGCTTGCTATTCCAGTAATTGCAACACAGCCTAGAATAGATTGGACTAATAAAGCGTTTGATTGGATGAGAGAAGTTCGCAAGGCATGGGAAGAGAGAACTCTGCCTAAAAAGAACTACCGATCAAATTCAAAAATATGCAAGACCTGCCCATTGGCAAAGGTCTGTGCGACAGCGGGCGAAGGAGACATTAAGATAAATGCCATGGAGCCGCTAGATGAAAATATGTCAATGGTGTGATGAGCCCTTCGAACCTAACGTAAAGTATCAGATTTACTGTGGAACAGACTGCAGGGAAGCTGCCACTAAAGAAAAAATTGTAGAGCGATATGCAATAAATCGTAGAAATAAGTTGATGGGTAAAGACAGAAAGTGCAAGTCTTGCGGCTGCCAACTTTCTGCATATAATGATGAACAGCTTTGTCAGTCTTGTATTGTAAACCCCTCGGAAGTTGCAAAAGCTTTAAAGAAAATTAAAGGGGTAGCCAATGGTAAAGCTGAGCTTGATTAACCCACAGCCTAGTCGTATCTGTGCTATTGATGCAAGCACAAATAGTTTAGCGTTTGCTATGTTTAATGATGATGATCTTGAGGCTGTTGGCAAGATTGAATTTGCTGGAGCTAATACTTATGCCAAGGTTAAAGATGCTGCAAGAAAAACTGCAGCATTCTTTCAGGCCTACGGGGTCCCAGAAGCTGTAGTAATTGAACACACGGTGTTTATGAATAGCCCTAAGACCGCAGCTGACCTAGCTTTAGTCCAGGGAGCTTTGCTGGGAGCACTGGGGGTATCTGGATCAAAGATTATTAAATCAATTAATCCTATTGCTTGGCAAACTTTTATTGGTAATGGTAGATTAACCACACCAGAGAAGCAACTTATTAGATCTGATAATCCAGGCAAAAGTGATTCGTGGTACAAAACTAAAGAGCGAGAGTTTCGTAAACAAAGAACTATTCGCTTTGTAAACACTATGTATGATAGATCTATTAGTGATAATGATATTGCAGATGCTGTGGGTATTGGTCATTATGCTAAAGATAATTGGCAAAAGTTGACATAGGGATCATAGTAAGGTAGAATATATCAATGGCAAAATTGTATCAAAACGCTGCTTGGCTTCGCAAAAGATATCACGTGGATAAAAAGACTCCACAAGAGATTGCAAAAGAGTGTGGCGTTAGCGATAAAACAATTTATACACATCTAGATAAATTTGGATTAAGGAAAAGATGAGAGTAGTTAGGCACTTTATTAAAGTTGCCAAGTGGCAGTTTAAGCGGATTACCTGTAAGCATAATGTTGCAGGAGAAGCGTCATGCCCATTTACTGGGCTGACATACGTTACATGTAATAATTGTGGTAAGCGGATAGGGGCATATAGAACCAATGAGCAGGGAAACTGAAAAAGCAATCACAGACGTAATGTCTGACATAGCAGCAATGCTAATTGAAAAGAACAGGGCTTATGGAGACTCCGCCCTTGATCCAGTAAGGGTGTTCTCGAAGCAGGACAACATCGAGCAGCTATACGTACGTATTGATGACAAGCTGTCTCGAATTAAGAGGGGTTATGAGTACCCTGGAGATGATACAATATTTGACTTAGTCGGATACCTTGTGCTGCTGCTGGTAGCACAAGAAAGACTTAGAAATGAGCTTTGAAAGATTTAGTTCTTCAGACGTTTATATGTTCCCACATGTAGGTGGTGGCATAGAATGTTGTGCATGCTTCTTGTCTTTAGAAGACGAGCCATTTCCTAACTTCAAGACTCCTAGAGAGGCCCTGGCCCATCTTGACAGTCACGTAGAAGCAGGGTATAATATTGGTAGAGCTAAAGAATCAATACTAGAAGACTATAAAAATTTAAATGAAGTAATAGGGCCTTATCAGAAAGACGGGTAATGAGAGAGTATAGCAACAAAGAGCACATCGGTTTTGACGACATACTGCTAGTGCCACAATACACAGAAACAAATAGTCGTAGGGATATTTCCTTACATACAATGCTTGGCGGGCTGTCCATGGGCATCCCATTCTTGGCAGCACCAATGGATACAGTGTGCGAGGCTGAGATGGCAGCTGCAATTCGCAGGCATGGTGGGTACGGGGTTATCCATAGATACATGAGTATCTATGATCAGGTCCAGCAAATTAAAAAGGTAAAAGAGCTTGGTGGATCCGCTATAGGTTCTGTTGGAGCAAGGGGCTCGTTTCTTTCTGACGCAATTAGTTTGGGCGAGGCAGGTGCCGTAGGTATTCTGGTTGACACAGCCAATGGACACAACCTAAATGCTATCGAAGCAGTCAAAGGCATTAGAACTATTTATGGTGACAATATTCATATTATGGCTGGTAATGTTTCAACATGGGATGGATTTGCACGCTTGGCAGACGCGGGTGCAGACTCCATCAGGGTTGGCATTGGAGGGGGCTCAGCTTGCACCACAAGGCTAGTAACTGGTCATGGGGTACCTACACTATCCTCTATTTTGGAAATAAGGGAGCGTATAGGCTATTCAGAGGGGCCTGGCCTTATTGCAGATGGTGGAATTAGAAACTCTGGCGATGCCGCCAAGGCACTTGCTGCTGGAGCTAATGCGGTTATGCTAGGCAGATTGCTTGCTGGTACGGATGAGTCGCCAGGCGAAATAGCTGGTGCTCCTGGACACGTTAAGCCGTTCAAGGTATTCCGAGGCATGGCCTCCGAAGAGGCTCAGGCGGATGGCAAGGGCAAGGTGTCTGGAGTAGAAGGGGTTTCTACGACAGTGCCCTATATTGGATCCGTAGACCCAGTCCTTGATCAGTTAGTTGCTGGGGTAAAGAGTGCCCTTTCGTATACTGGTGTAGAAAACCTACTTGACTTTTACACCGAGAGCCTGTATAATAGAGTAACAAGTACAACGCTTAACGAAAGTAAGCCACACGCAAAGGAGTAAGATGCCTCGTCGCAAGAAGGTAGCAGTAAAGCCTAGCCCATTTACTATGGAGCCCTACATGGAGGTAGATGGCTTTCCCATTAACGCTGGTGATATTGTTAAGGTTAAGGGCGAATATGGGACTAAGTTCCAGTTTCGTGGTGTAACTACTAATACTATTACTGGATCTACATGGGTAGACTGCTATGAAATCTTTAGGGGTAAGCCTCAGCAATTCCGAGCTTTTAAGGAAGACCGTATTAAGCGAGTACCACAGCGTGGAAAGCGAGCAAAGCGTGTCAACCAATCCTGAGGATCAGGTAGTTCAGCACTTAGACACTGTTAATAAGGTTGTTGGAGAATACCTAAAGGGCAGTGACCCAACTAAGATTTCTAAAGAGCTAGATATTCCCCGCACCAAGGTGACCTCTATGATTAAAGAGTGGCAGGCCATGGCTGCAGATAATACTGTTATTCGTGCCCGTGCTAAGGAAGCTCTTGCAGCTGCAGACGAACACTACAGCAGACTGATATCAAAAGCCTACGAGGTAATCGATGAGGCCACCACTACTGCAGACCTTCGCAGCAAGTCTGGCGGTATCAAGCTGGTCATGGATCTAGAGTCTAAGCGTATTGAGATGCTGCAAAAAGCTGGCTTGCTAGAGAACAAAGAGCTGGCAGAAGAAATGCTAGAGATTGAGCGTAGGCAAGAAATTCTTATGGTTATTCTTAAGGACATTGCAACAGAGCACCCTGAGATTCGTGATAAGATTATGTCTAGGCTTTCAGAAGCTTCGCAGAAACTAAATGAAACGGTTACTATAGTACACAATGTTTGATGATTTTTTAGAGGCACTAACAGATAGCCCATTCGAGGAAGAGCCAGTAGATGCTAAAACCTTCGTAGAGGGCGAAGACTACCTTGGCCAGCCACCCCTGTCTGACATACAGTATGATATCGTCAGGGCCATGAGCCAGATATATAAAGAAAAAGATCTGATGGCCCTCATGGGGGAAAAGAAAGGCAAGGAATACTTCCGTAAGTATACTAAGAATGAAATTATTCTTCAGCTTGGCAAGGGTAGTGGTAAAGACTTTACCTCAACTGTAGCAGTATCATATATCGTATATAAGCTGCTATGCCTTAAGGACCCAGCTAAGTATTTTGGTAAGCCATCTGGCGATGCTATTGATATTATTAACATTGCCATCAACGCACAGCAGGCCAAGAACGTTTTCTTTAAGGGTTTCAAGAGCAAGATCGAAAGGTCCCCATGGTTTGCTGGCAAGTACTATGCAAAAATGGACTCCATTGACTTTGATAAATCTATTACTGTTTACTCTGGTCACTCAGAGCGTGAGTCACATGAGGGACTTAACCTTTTAGTAGCTGTACTAGATGAGATTTCTGGTTTTGCTAGCGAAACAGGTAGCGGCAATGAGCAAGGCAAGACAGCAGATAATATATACAAGGCCTTCCGCGGTACTGTAGACTCTCGATTCCCAGACCTGGGAAAGGTAGTGCTCTTGTCCTTTCCGCGTTATCCAGGAGACTTTATTTCAACTAAGTATGAGGACTGCATCTTAGAGAAAGATATTGTAACTCGTAATCATAAGTTTATTATTAATCCAGATCTGCCAGAAGATGCAGATGGTAATTCTTTAGAGATCGAATGGGACGAAGAACAAATTGTGTCATACAAATACCCAAATGTGTTTGCACTAAAGCGTCCCACGTGGGAAGTAAACCCTACAAGGTCTATTGAAGACTTTAAGCTAGCATTCTATACTGACATGGGCGATGCTATGATGCGTTTTCTCTGTGTCCCAAAGTATGCTTCGGATGCTTTCTTTAAACAAAGAGAAAAAGTTTCTGCATGTATGACTGGTCGCAATCCAGTAGACAACTTTAAAAGATTTGACGAGTCCTTTAAGCCAGACCCAGATAAAAGATACTACGTCCACGCTGACCTTGCACAAAAACATGACAAGTGTGCTGTTGCAATTGCTCACGTTGAGAAGTGGGTCAATATTCAGGTAGTGAAAGACTATGAGCAGGTAGTTCCCTTTGTTGTAGTAGATGCCGTGGCATGGTGGGAACCGAAGATCGAGGGACCAGTCGACCTGTCTGAGGTTAAGCAGTGGATCCAGAACCTTAGGAGGCTCGGTCTTGATATCGGAATGGTATCCTTTGACCGCTGGCAGTCATTCGATATTCAGAATGAGCTTAAGGCCGTGGGTATGAGAACCGAAACTGTTTCCGTAGCTAAGAAACACTATGAAGACATGGCAATGCTAATTTATGAAGAGCGTCTAGTAATGCCTTCTATCGATCTTTTGTTCGAAGAATTGACAGAGCTAAAGATTATGAATAACAACAAGGTCGACCACCCACGCAAAAAGTCTAAGGACCTAGCAGACGCTGTCTGTGGTGCTGTGTTTGGTGCGATTTCTCACACTCCCAGGAACCGCAATCAAGAAGTAGAGATTCATACCTTCAGGGACAGGCCGAAGGTTAATGTTGCGGACCTACCAGACAATGTGATAAACTATAGACCCAAGGAAATGACAGACGATGTTCGGAGCTACTTGGACCAGTTTGGTTTAATTTAGCACAAAATATTGTGTGTTTTTTCAGGGTAAACAGCAGATGTAGTAAAAAAGGAGTGTACAATTGATACCTATTGACATTGTATACTTCTCAAATTATTCGGGAAATACTAAGAGATTTGTGGAGAGACTAGATGGAAACCGTGGTTATCGTATTCCTATCGATACTAGGAGTGATAATGTCGTTGCAGTTGATCGGGAGTTTGTTCTTTTTGTACCTACTTACGGTGGTGGCGAAGCTAGAACAGCGATCCCCCGACAAGTACGACATTTCTTAAATGTCAAACAGAACCGAGAGCTGCTCCGTGGAGTAGTCGGTCTTGGCAATACCAATTTTGGTGAACATTACTGCAAGGCTGCAGAACTTATTTGTGAAAAGACAGGGGTACCGTTGATCGCAAGAGTAGAAGTATTTGGTACCAACGAAGACGTAGACAAAGTAAAAGAAAGGCTGAACCTACTATATGGACAAGAAGTATAGCTACCATGAGCTAAATGCAATGCTCAACCTTTATGGAGCAGATGGCAAAATTCAATTTGACAAAGACAGAGAAGCGGCAAAGGCATACTTCCTAGATCATGTAAACCAGAATACTGTGTTCTTCCACAGCCTTGAGGAAAAGATTGAGTATTTAATTGAAGAAGAATATTATGACAAGGCAGTTCTAGATCAGTACAGCCCTGAGTTTGTTAAAGATTTATTTAAGCAGGCATATGAGCAGAAGTTTAGGTTCCCAACATTCTTGGGTGCGTTCAAGTTCTACACTTCGTATGCACTAAAGACTTTCGACGGACAACGCTACCTTGAGAGGTTCGAAGATAGAGTCTGCATGAATGCACTAATGCTGGCTAGGGGAGACAAGAAGCTGGCACTTGAGCTTGTCGAAGAGATTATTAGTGGACGCTTCCAGCCAGCAACGCCAACCTTCCTTAATGCTGGAAAGAAGCAACGCGGTGAGTTTGTCTCCTGCTTCCTGCTACGCATCGAAGACAACATGGAGTCAATCTCACGCGGCATCAACTCTTCCCTGCAGCTTTCTAAGCGTGGCGGTGGCGTGGCACTAAACCTTACAAACCTTCGTGAGTACGGTGCACCAATCAAGAAGATTGAAAATCAGTCTTCAGGCATCATCCCTGTGATGAAGCTTTTGGAGGACAGCTTCTCCTATGCAAACCAGCTAGGAGCTCGTCAGGGAGCTGGAGCCGTCTACCTA